AATTCAAGCTACAGCATTAACAAATTCAAACTTATCAGGTAGTGCAGGTATTTCAAATGCAAACTTGGCAAATCCTACAACTACTTTAGGTTCATCTACATTAACATTAGGTGCGGCTACAACTGATATTGCAGGTTTAACTTCACTAGTTATTGATGACATTACAATTAATGGTTCAACAATGTCAACAACTGCTGGTAATACAGATATTAATTTATCGCCACATGGCACAGGTACAATTAAAGTACCAAGTGGTTACGAAGATAGAAGTGGTTTTGTAAATGAATCATTAGCAAACAAAGCATATGTTGACCAAGTTGCACAAGGTCTTGACGCTAAACCATCTTGTAGAGCGGCTACAACTGCTAACTTATCAGCAACTTATTCAAATGGTTCTAACGGCGTTGGCGCAACATTGACTGCTTCATCAAATGGTGCAATTACAATGGACGGTGTATCTCCAGTTGTTAATGATAGAATTTTAGTTAAAGACCAAACAGCGGCTGCTCAAAATGGTATCTATGTTGTAACTACACAAGGTGATGGTTCAAATGCTTTTGTATTAACAAGAGCAACTCCTGAAGACCAACCTGCTGAGTTATCAGGTGGTTCATTTGTTTTTGTAGAAGAAGGTACTGCTAACGGCGATAACGGTTATGTATTTACTCATACAGGTTTACCAACTTTTGGTACAACTGCTTTAGATGTAACACAATTCTCTGGTGCAGGTCAAATTACTTCAGGTGCCGCTTTAAGTAAAACAGGAAATCAATTAGATGTAGAAGTTGATAACTCTTCTATTGAAGTAAACGCAGACGCATTAAGAGTTAAAGCATTAGGTGTAACAAATGCTATGTTAGCAGGAAGTATAGACGGTGCTAAAATTGAAAACTTTGTATTTACAGATGAAAGTTCTACACAAGGCGCTGTACAAATTGGTAACCCTATGGAATTTTTAGCAGGTGAAGGTATTAACACCGTAGCTTCAGGTGGTTCTATAACTATTCAAGGTGAATTAGCAAGTACATCAAATATTGGTGTGGCTTCATTTAGTTCAGACAATTTCACGGTAACTTCAGGTGATGTTACCGTAACAACGGTTGACGGAGGTTCGTTCTAATGAAAATATGGACAAAGATTAAAAACTGGATTACTAAACCTTATATGAAACCATTAGTCTTAAAAAAGAAAGATGAAATAGATTTAAAAGGTTTAAAAAATAAAACTAAAAAAGAATTAGAAAAATTAGGTAGAAAAGTTGGTGTTGAATTAGACAGACGACTTACTAAAGATAAATTAATTAAACAAATTAAGAAACATTGTAAATAATGCCTACGGTAATAAAACCAAAACGAAGTGAAACGGCACTTTCAATACCAGCAGCTAACTCATTAGCAGTTGGTGAATTGGCAATGAATGTTACAGACGGTAAGTTTTATACAAAAACAACCGGTGGTCAAGTTAGAGAAATGGGTGGTGCAGCTGCCGTTACTTTACAAAATGTTACAACATCTGGTGCAGTTACAACTAATGACATTACTTTAGACGGTGCAAACTTAATTTTTGAAGGTTATCAAGCTAACGCATATGAAACAACATTAACAGCGGCAGAGCCAACAGCTGATAATACGGTTACATTACCAAATGCCTCAGGCACATTAGCCATGGACGGTGACGCATTAGCATATGGAATAGTTTTTGGAGGATAATAAGTGGCAAGTACATTTAAAAATGCAGGAATGGCGATACCTTTTGTAGATGACTCTAATGCTGATTTATATTCAGCAGGTGGTTCAGGTCAAGCAGTTATTCATGCGTTGTACATCACTAATAAATCCACAGCAAATAATGGTTTTGTAGATGTAAAAGTAACAACAGATGGTGGTTCAACTTTTTATCATGTTGCTAAAAAAATACAAATACCAGCTAGTAATACTTTAACTTTAGATAAACCTATAAATTTAGAGGCTAGTGATAAATTAAGAGTAATTGCTCATGCGTTACCAGATTCATCAACAGCAGATTTAGAAGTTTATGCTAGTATATTGGAGATAAGTTAATGGGTCTTTTAATACCTAAAAATACAAATAACGACCAAGCAAAATTTAATGGCATTCGTAGAACACCAGAAGGTATGCTTTATCTAACATCTATTGACCCTAATGTTGATAATGAATCAATTCAATATTCAAATTTCTATGAAGAAGGTAAATCAGATTTAGTACCAAAAGACGGTACAGATTATACCGAAGAAAGATTAGAATTATATAATGTTCAGTATTTTACAGGTGATAATTCTACTACCACTTTTACTTTAAATGCAACAGGAATGTCTGCTGAAAGTATTGCAGTATATGTGGATAATGTTAGAAAGACAGCATTTGCAGATTACTCCGTGTCAGGAACATCAATCACATTTGTTTTAAAACCAGCAAATAATAGTTCAATCACGGTAGGACAAATAAATAAAAGATATAAAAATAACGATAGTGATAGGTNCCAACAATTTACATTTGACTCAAATACTACAGCTACTTACCTTATAAATAGTAGTGGAGATTTGGTAAGAAGAGTAAATCACGAAGGTGGCCAAACATCTACAACAGATGATTTTGACACATTTGAAAGCTCGGCAAGTGTAAACACAACAACTTATCAGAGCGCAGTATAGGAATATAAATGGCAGATTTTAAACTAGGTAGAATTAAATTTAAATGGAGAGGTGATTGGGCAACTTCAACGGCTTATGTTGTTGATGATATTGTAAAGTACGGAGGTAACACATATACGGTTGTTACTAACCACACATCTCAATCTTCTTCAGCAAACTTTTATACAGACATAGCTTATTACTCTCTACATACAGAGGGTTTATTTTTTAAGGGTGATTGGGCAACTTCAACTCATTACAGATTAAACGACCTAGTAAAATACGGCGCATTTCAATATAGAACAACTACTCAACATACTTCAGGTGCAAGTTTTGAGCCTGCTAAATTTGAAGTGTATGGTGAGGGTTTTCAATTTGAAGATTCTTATAGTTCAAGTACAACTTACCAAGATGGCGATGTAGTTACATATGGTGGGTACTCATATGTTTATATAAACACAACACCAAGTTCAGGTAATACTCCGACAGACAACTCATATTGGGATGTCCTTACAACAGGTTTCAAAGCATTAGGTGAATATTCACACGGCACAACTTACAAAACAGGTGATACTATTCAATATGGTGGTAACAATTATGTTTGTATAGCAAATCATACAAATCAATATCCATCAAATTCAAACGGTACGGTAAACTCATCTTATTGGGTAAAAAACCTAGAAGGTTTTAATTACAGAGCGGCTTATGACGCTGCTACAACATATAATATTGGTGATGTAGTAAGATTAACTTCAACAACTTATGTTGCAATACAAGATAGAATTACAAATGTATCTCCTGATTCAGATGGTACAAAATGGCAAGTTCTTGCACAAGGAGATTCAGGTGCAGTATTAAGTACAAGAGGTGATATAATTAGACAAGGTGCTGCTGCTACTGAAAGATTACCAATTGGTGTTTCAGGTACGGTTTTAACAACAGACGGCACAGACGCTGTATGGGGTGCTCCTTTAGGTAAAAATGTAATTTATGTATCAAATCAAGGTAGTGATTCATTTGTAGGTTCACAATATCAACCTTACAAAACAATTAATTACGCATTATCTCAAGCGACTTCAGGTGATATTGTTGAAGTAAGTTCAATATCAGGGGGTACAGGCGGAACACCATCTGTTTATAATGATGTTGTTCAATCATCTTCAAATGGTCCAGGTACAGGTGCAAAATTTAGAATTACGACAGACGGTTCATCAACACCAACCGTAGAAATTATAGATGGTGGTACAGGACATGTTGAGGGTAATACAATTACGGTTAATGGTTCAAGTATTGGTGGTGCTTCTAATTTAACATTTACGGTTTTTTCTGTTTCACCAGGTGATGTTGTTTATGTGTTAAACGGAGTTTATAAAGAAAATTTACCTTTAATAGTTCCAGCGGGTGTTACATTAAGAGGTGAATCATTAAGAGGTACAGAATTACACCCTGCTTCAGGTACAGGTACACAAGTTAAAACGGTTTCAATAACAACGAATGTTAGTGGTGCTACTAACGGAACATATAATTATGTTCACGCTAGTGCTACAAACGGTAGTGGTGTAGCTGCTTCATTTGTTGCTAATGTTGTAATATCAGGTGGTGCGGCTTCGTCTGTTACAATTTATCATGGCGGTAAAGGATTTGCAGTAGGTAATACAATTACAATACCATCTGCCTCAATAGGTAATGGTGGTGATTTAGTATTAACGGTAGGCTCTCTTGAAAACAATAACGCTTCTAAAATGTTATTATTGAACAACGCAACAAATGTAACTCAATTTACATTTAAAGGTATGACAGGAACGCCAGGTGCTGGTGGTCAACCAAAAGCTGCTATTACATCTTTAGACCCTAGTGGTTCAATTACATCTGCTTCACCATATGTACAAAATTGTACATCTTCAAACGCTGGCGCAACTGGTATTGAAATTGATGGTAATTTACATAGTTCAGGTAATAAATCAATTCTTGCAAATGACTTTACTCAAATTAACTCTGACGGTATTGGTGTTCATGCAATTGGTGGTGGTCGTGGTGAGATGGTTTCTATCTTCACTTACTATTGTGCTAAATCATTTTATGCACACTCTGGTGGATTTATTAGAGGTTTAAATTGTTCATCTGCTTATGGTGAAACAGGTGCAGTTGCAGAGGGTACATTAGCTTCAGAATCACCTGTCTTAGCAACGACAAGAGGTAAATTATTAAAGTATGACTCAACACAATTTTTAGGCGCTGCTACAGAATCAGATGTACAAGATTGTATAGCAACAAGTGGACAAGGTACTGCTACCGTTTCAGGTGCTGGTGGTGCTAGTGCAAGAATTTTTAGAACAAACATCTCAACGGATGTGTTTCATATTGAGGCTATAACAGGTTCATTTGTTGATGGTGAAACATTAACAATTACAAAAGAAGACTCTTCAACATTCCAAGTTAAAGCAGCTTCTTCAAATGCTGAAACAGGATTAACTGGTGCATTGATACCTTTAGATGGTGTGGCGTTAGCAAATAACAATGTTATTACACCAGGTGCAAATATAGTGTTTGCAGGTAATAGTAATTATTACAGAGTTTCTGCTGTAACAGAAACAAATACAAATTATACAGGACCAGATTCATCTACAATCGCAATTGCTACGGTTAGATTAACTTCAAATATTCAATCTAGCGACGCTGTTGCTGATAATACAGATACTACCATTACAACAGGTTTCTCAAATGTTCGTTTAACAGGACATGACTTCCTAGACATAGGTACTGGTGATATTATTACATCAAATTATCCAGGTGGACCAACACAAGCTCCTGACCAAACAGACGAAGTTAACGAGGTTACAGGTGGTAGAGTTTACTTTACATCATCTGACCAAAACGGTGACTTTAGAGTAGGAGATTTATTCAGAATTCAACAGGCAACTGGTATTGCAACACTAAACGCAGACGCATTTGACCTTTCAGGTTTAAGTGAATTACAATTAGGTTCTATTGGTGCAGAATTAGGTGCTACTATTAATGAGTTTAGTACAGACGAAAGTTTAGGTAATGATAGTAATACTGCCGTGCCAACTGAAAGAGCAATTGTAGGTTATACTCAAAGAGACCAAATGGGTACAGGTCATTTAGTACCACCAACAGGTACAACAGCAGAAAGACCAACAGGTAGCAATTTAAAAACTGGCGGTATTAGATATAACTCATCTTTAGTAACATGGGAAGGATATAACGGAACACAATGGACAGGTTTAGGTGGTGGTAATCCATGGTCTACTCAAACCTCAGATTTCACTATAGCTTCTAATGATAGAGTTTTTGTAGATACTTCAGGTGGTGCTGTAACAGCAACATTGCCTGCTTCACCTCAAACAGGTGACCAAGTTTCTTTTATAGATTTAGCAGGCACTTTTGATACAAACAATTTAACAATTGCTAGAAATAGTTTAAAAATAATGGGTGCAACAGCTGATTTAGTTGTATCAACAGAAAATTCAGGTATTCAATTAGTTTATACTGGCTCAGCACAAGGATGGAAATTAACACAAAACTTCTAATAAAGAGTAAAAGAGGATAAATAATAATATGGCAGATTTAAGAGATTTTACAGGTAAAAATAGACGATTTACAGGTACAGATTCTATGACCGTAACTAGTGGTACTACTGGTGAAAGAGTTNATGGTGCTGCTAAATTAAGATTTAATACTACTTTAAACTTAATGGAGTATTATGATGGTGCAAACTGGAAATCAATCGACTCACCTCCATCAGTAACAGGTTTTACAATTGATGATGTTGGTGGTTCAGCAGTTACTTCAGGCACTATTGATAACGAAGCTAGTGGTGTAGCAACAATTGAAATTTTAGGTTCTTTATTTGATGTTAATAACGCTTCAGTAACTTTTGAAGGTACATCTGAAACAATATCTCCTGTTTCTACAACAAGAAATAGCACAACAAAAATTACGGTAACGGTAACTAAATCTGCTTTTGACACTTCTAATGCTCCTTATACAATAAAAGTTTTAAATGGTTCAGGATTAACTGGACAATTANCNGGTGCAATATCAAATGACGCTGACGCTCCTGTATTTACAAACGCAGCTGATNCAAATGTTGATATTTTTGATNCTGGCAGAGCTTCAGTTTCTATATCAGCAGCTTCGTTAGTTGAGGCCTCACCNGTAAAAGACGCTAACACGGCTTATGCTGTTCAATCGGGTTCTTTACCAAGTGGGTTAACATTAAATGGTACAACTGGTGTTATAACAGGTAATACAGCTGCAGTAGGTAGTGATGTAACAACAACATTTACTATTAGAGCTAGAAGTCCTGAAGACGGCACAGCTGATAGACAATTTACTATNACTCAAAAAGCTCCAGTAGTTACAACTTTTAATTCATCAGGAACATTTACGGTTCCTACAGGTTTATCATCCGTTAATGTTTTATTAGTTGCCAGCGGTGGTGGTACAAGTGGAAGACATGCAGGTGGTGGCGGTGCAGGTGGTCTTATTTACAGACCAGCTTTTCCAATTACACCAGGAACACCGATTTCTGTAACCGTAGGTCCTCAACCTTCTAATGGTCAGAATGCCGGATCAGATAGTGTATTTTCAAATTTAACTGCTAAAGGTGGTGGTGCAGGAAATGATGGTAGTACCGGACAACCAGGTGGTTCAGGTGCTGGAGGAGGTCATTCTCAAAAACAAGGTGGTAACGCAACTCAACCAACACAACCAGGCGATAGTGGTAGTTATGGATTTGGTCACGCAGGTGGGCAAGGACATTACACAGGTCCTCCAACGGGTGCTCAAGGTGGAGGAGGCGGAGGTGCCGGCGGTACCGGCGGTAACTCTGGTGCTAACTCTGGTTCAAATGGCGGAGTAGGTAAACAATATAGTATTTCAGGTTCAGCTACTTATTATGCAGGTGGTGGTGCAGGTGGTAATCATCAAAATGCTCAAGATTCAGGACAAGGCGGACAAGGTGGTGGTGGTAACAGACCTCCAGGAGGTCCAGGNACTAACGGTCAACCAGGAACAGCCAATCGTGGCGGTGGCGGCGGTGGTGGTAATGATGTTACTAATAGCGGTACACATGGTGGGTCAGGTATAGTTATTGTTGAATATTAATTAATTTTAAATTAATAAAAGGTTATATTATGAGTGAAGAAAAAATTAATGACGCAAATACTATTGATAGTCTTGTTGACCATCATCCAGATGAAATTTCTAAAAGAGATAAAAAAATAGCTGAAGATATCATAGAAACATTAAGAGAAAATCAAAAAAAAGATATCCCTTTAAAATATTCAATAGAACAAATCCAAAACAATTTTCATATAAAAGAAATACCTACTATGGATGTAAAAACTTCATTATGGTATCAAATGACAAAAGATGAAAAAATTGGTGCTAATATTCAAGGTTATAGAACAACCGTAAAAAATAATAAAAAAATTAGAATACCTTACATTGCCATGGGGGCAGATTTAGATTATTTAGATGATATGATGAGAAGAATTATTACGAAAGTACATTTATCAAAAGAAGATAAATAACTATGTAAATTGAGGAGTTTTTATAATGGTTCACCATAAATACTTTTACTTTAAGGAAGCTTTAAATCCTGAACAATGTCAATCAATTATTGAAACAGGTTTATCTCAAATAAAACAAGACAAAAAAAGAGGTTTTGATGTTGCTGGCACAACAGCTGGTGATAATCATAAACAAGCTCAAGATGATACTGCTTTACCTCAAGCAGATAAAGATTTACAACAATTAAAATCAGAAAATATTAAAAAAACTTATGTAAGAGATAGCGAGGTTACATGGTTAACAGATGACTGGATTTATGATATAGTTATACCTTTTGTAGAAAGAGCTAATGTAACAGCCGGTTGGAATTTTGATTTAACTGCTGGTGAGAAATTTCAATTTACCGTCTATAAACCTGGTGGTTTTTATGGTTGGCATTATGATAGTGGTATGTGTAATTTTTCAAAATACAAAAGAATTATTCCTGGTATAACAGAAAAAAATAAAAACGGTAAATATCCTCCTCTTTATGTAGATAGTTCAGAATATAATAGAATAGGTAAGGTTAGAAAATTAAGCACTACAATTAACTTAAATTTACCAGGAGAATATGAGGGTGGTAATTTAAAGTTTGATTTTGGTCCACATACTGACGGAGAAAGATACCATGAGTGTACAGAAATTAGACCTCAAGGTTCAATGGTTGTTTTTCCATCATTTGTTCATCATCAAGTAACTCCTGTAACCGTAGGCACAAGATATTCATTAGTTTTATGGTCGTTAGGTCAACCTTTTAAATAGGATTATTATGAAAGAATCAGCAAATTACTTTAAAGAAAATCATTATTTAAAAATTGAACAAGTTTTATCTAAAGAAGAAACTTCTTATTTTTATGATTATATAAAATTGGCTGCTAAAAGATTAAGTGTTTTAGAAGAAAGACAACCTGTGTTAACAGAATTTGATAATAACAACTTTGGTACTTTTGAAGACACACAAGCAATAGGTGATTATAGTAAATATGGTGATTTAGCATTTGACACATTACTAGCAAGAAAATTGCCTTTAATGGAAGCTATGACAGGCTTAGAATTAGTACCTACTTATTCTTATCATAGACTTTATACAACAGGCACAGAATTAAAAAGACATAAAGACAGACCTAGTTGTGAAATATCAACAACACTTTGCTTAGGTTATGATATATCAAATTTAGATGATAAAAATTGGAATTGGCCTATGTTTGTAGGACCTAATACAGGTGAAGAAGGCACAGAGGGTAAAGCAATTTATATGAAACCTGGTGACATGATAATATATCGTGGATGTAATTTAGAACATTGGCGAGAACCATATACAGGAATAAATCACGCTCAAGTTTTTTTACATTATAATACTAAAGATAGTAAAAATAACATGTTATTTGATACAAGACCTACATTAGGTTTACCAGCATGTTATGGCACAAATAGAAAATGAAAACTGATAATATTATTATAGTTGGTGGAGGCTCTGCTGGATGGATGACAGCTGCTACACTAATAAAAAAATTTCCTAAAAAAAATATTACATTAATAGAAAGTCCTAACACACCAACCGTAGGTGTCGGTGAAAGTACGATAGGTCAAATTAATAATTGGTTGTCCTTAATAGGTGTAAAAGATGAAGAATTTATGCCTTACACGGATGCTAGTTATAAAATGAGCATTAGATTTGAAGATTTTTATAAAAAGGGAGATGGTGGGTTTCATTATCCTTTTGGCGCACCTTATGAAGATGAGTGTTTAAATGGTTTTAAAACTTGGATTATGAAAAAAATTTTATATCCTGACACAAAGTTTTCAGATTATGCTGAATGTATGTTTCCACAAATGGGTCTAGTTAACAATAATACCATTTGTAAAAATGAAAATAATGAATTTCCTGGATTTTCATTTAAAGAGGATGTGGCATATCATTTTGACGCAACTAAATTTGGTATGTGGTTAAGAGACCGTTTTTGTGTGCCTAAAGGTGTAAAACATATTGTAGATGACATCATATCAGTAGAAACAAATGATGATGGTATAAAATCATTAAATAAGAAATATACTGCTGACTTATATGTTGATTGTACAGGTTTTAAATCTTTATTATTAGGTGAAACACTAAAAGAACCATTTATATCTTATTCTCATAAACTACCTAATAACAAAGCTTGGGCTACAAGAGTGCCTTATAAAGATAAAGAAAAACAATTAGAACCTTTTACAAATTGCACAGCGATTGAAAACGGATGGGTGTGGAATATTCCTAGTTGGCAAAGAATTGGTACTGGTTATGTTTATTCAGACAAATATGTGAGTGATGAAGAAGCGTTGCAACAATTTAAAAATCATTTAGATAAAAAAGGCCATGATTATAGTAAATCAGAATTTAAAAATATTAAAATGCGTGTTGGCAGACACAAAAGATTATTTGTAAAAAATGTTGTTGCAATAGGATTATCAGCTGGTTTTATAGAGCCTTTAGAATCTAATGGTTTATATTCTACACATGAATTTTTATATACATTAGTTAGAACATTAAATAGAGGTGAACAATCTACTATTAGTCAATTTGATAGAGATAGTTATGATTCTTTTTGTAAATCAAGTTTTGACCAGTTTGCAGANTTTGTAGCTTCTCATTATGCTTTATCTCATAGAGAAGATACTGAATATTGGAGAGATGTAAATAAAAGGCAATATTCAAAAGAAATAGTTGACATGAAAGCTCCTTTTTACCTTGGTTTTGATAGATTAGTTTATGGTAAATTAAGAGATTATAATATTGCAGGATTAGGACAAAGATTAATTTCTATTGGTATGAGAAATTTACCACTAGATAAAGAAAGTATTGAATATTTAGACTTTATTGATGAAGATAATTTAAACAATGTATTAACATTATTGTATAAAAATTATATAAAAACAATGAATGAAAATAAAAATAAATGGGATAACATGGCAAAAAATAAAATAAAACTTATTGATTTTTTAAAAGAGATACACAAAAATGCCTAAATTTAAAGTACATGAATTATGGCCTAAGCCTATATTCGATTCGGAAATACCTGTAAAACAACAATGGATAGATTTCGCTCACAATTGTGAATATGAAAGAGTATTTGCCGACAATGCTGAGTACACCATTGACAAATATGTTTTAAATAAATTGCCAGATTTAAAAAAATTAATATTGGAACAAGTTAATATTTTTACTACAAATTACTTAAAGGTGGTTGACGCTGAATTTTATTTTTTAAACTCATGGATTAACAAACATTACCCTAAAGATTGGGCACAAGACCATATGCATGAAAATAGTATATTGAGTGGTGTGTATTATTTAAATACACCTAAAGACGCTGGTGGTATAGTGTTTGTCAAAGGCTATGGTGAGCAAGAGATATTTCCCATGGCCTTAACGCCTAAAGTATCTGAATATAATTATGTAACAAGTAAAGAGATGACATTTCAAGTTAATCAAGGAAAATTAGTAATATTCCCTTCTAATTTAATGCATAGAGTTGAAGAAAATAAATCAGATAAAAACAGATATAGTTTAGCCTTTAACTTATATTGCAGAGGTCATTTTGGCCACAAAGAGGGGCAACTATCATTATAAATATAGTAAAAGGAGAATGTTATGGCAGATTACATACAATATAGCATAGATGTTGAGTATGAAGACCACGCTTATGGTAGAGTTGAAACAAGAACAGAAACTTTTACAACATCAGCACCTGGGCAAGTACCACAAGATTTGTTTGCTAGAATTGAACAATGGAGATATGATAATGGATATGTGATAAAAACTGAATTAATACCATCAAATTGCACAGCTGCACAAGCTAGTGAATAACACATAGATTTTGAGATGATTTATTATGAAATACACAAACGAATTTAAATATTATTATTGGGGACCTTGTCTAACGAGATTTCACATAAGTGATGAGTTATGTGATGGTTTACTACAAAGAGGCAATCGTTTAAAAGAAGACGCAAGAAAAGGTCTAGCTGGTCATTTAGATAAAGAGTTGAAATATACGCAAGAAGACAAAGATTGGTTTCTTTCTAAATTTTCACCTGTGATAAGCGACCACATGAAGTTTCTAAATACATATCATAATAAAAACTTACAAGCAGATTTAAAATTAACTGATTTATGGGTTAATTATATGCAAAAAGGTGAATTTAATCCTCCACATATTCATAATCAACAATTAAGTTTTGTAATTTATATTCAAGTTCCAGAAAAATTAATTGAAGAAAATAAAAATTATCAAGGTACAGATACATCTGGACCTGGTGGTATAAAATTTATAAATGATGTGAATTCAGATATGTTAAATATTGCCGAGGTGCCAATTTTTCCTAAAGAAAAAGAGTGTTATATTTTTCCAGGCTCATTAATGCATATGGTATTTCCTTTTAAGTCAGATTGTGAAAGAGTTTCAGTTTCAGGAAATTTTCAGTTTATATAATGAAATCAAATATATTTAATTTAAAACAGCAAGAATACCCTTACAATAGTTTTATAGGTGGTTGGTATATACCAGAACATATCTGTGATGGATTGTTAGAATATTATCATGCAAATATTAAAAATGTTCAAAATGGTGTTGTAGGTATAAAAGAAAATAATAATACAACTATTGTTAAAAAAGATGTTAAAGATAGTTTAGATTTAGCAGTTTCACCAAATGAAAATAGTAGTGAAGTTCAAGCATATAAAAGTTACCTACTAGCATGTTTAAATAATTACAATGAATATTATGAATATTCAGACTCAAATTACTCACATAATTTAAATGTGGATTTTAATATTCAGAGATATAAAATTGGTGGTGGTTTTAAAAAATGGCATTTTGAAAGAAGTCATCCTACTAGTTTAACAAGAATATTAGTTTTTATGACATATCTAAATGATGTAGAAGATGGAGGCACAGAGTTTTATTATCAAAAATTAAAAACTAAAGCCAAAAAAGGTTTAACATTAATTTGGCCTACCGATTTTACTCATACACATAAAGGCGTAGTTAGTAAAACAAAAGAAAAATACATTGTTACAGGATGGTTTACATTAACCATAAGTGAAATGAGAATAAAATTATGATAACTAAAAATGATTATTTAAAAAATTTAATAACAGACGCATTTAAAGTGCCTATATTTGATGTACAAACAACCATTGATACTCAATCTTTAATTGATTATGCTTATGAATTAAAAAACAAATCAAAAGGTAGAGTTGTTTCAAATGTTTCTGGTTGGCAATCAAATGATTTAAATAAAAATTTACCTGTATTTGATGAGTTAAAAAATACTATTAATAAATTTGCTCAAGATTTACACGAATATATTGATTTAAAAAAAGGTAGTTTAAATATTTTAGATAACTTATGGTTTAATATTAATTCTAAAGGCAGTTCTAACAGGCCCCATACACATCAAGGTTCTGTTTTTTCTGGAGTTTTTTATTTAAAGGCACCGGAAAATAGTGGCAGAATTGTTTTTACAAATCCTAATAAACTTATTGAGTATCATTTTGATAGGGATAGAGTAAATAGCTTCAATCATTATACTAGTAGCAGTCGTTGGTATGAACCAAAACAATCTAAATTAATAATGTTTCCTGCTAGTTTAGAACATTATGTGGAAGGCCATACGGCTGATGAGGATAGAGTAAGTATTGCTTTTAACACAAAATTGGATTATGAATAATGAGTAATATGAAAAAAATGTTTAGTGTAGGTGTTTCATTGTTTAATGTACAAAATTTAAATAATGATGAGTTAAAAAAACATATACATGAAAGATATAAAATACCAGCTAAACATGAAAATTTTGATAGTGATATATTGAATAATTTAAAAAACGCATTTTTAACTGAAGGACAAAATTATGCTAAAGAGTTATTTGGTTCAGAAAAAAATGTGAATTTAAAAATCAATAAAATATGGGGTAATACTCATATTGACCAATCAATTGGTGTGCCTCACAACCATAGGTCATCTCTAATTTCGGCCGTTTATTATTTGACTAAAGGTAAATTAACTTTTTTAAACCCATATCAATTATTATTATCTCATGTTCATAAAAAAGATATTGTAAAATATAATGATTTAAATTGTGATTTATGGACTTGTGATATGAAAGAGGGTGACATGGTCATATTCAATTCAGGACTACAACATTATGCTCATTATGATGGTAAAGATAAACATGAAAGAATGTCTATTGCTTGTGATATGGTAAAAACATATGATTAAAGAATTTGAAAATTATGGTTATTTAATAACTGACATTGATGAAAATTTATTAACAAATGTCAAAAATGAAATTAAAGAAAATCAAATGGTTTCAATTAGTGATAATGTTGATGGTCATATAAGTGGCACTTTTAGTCTAAAAGATAGTCTTTCCGATTTAGAAAATATAGTTATGCCTTACTTAATTGAATATGATAAACATTATAATTACATAAAAACAAATTATTCAACATTAACAGACAATTTATCTATTGTAATGAATGACGCATGGGTAAGTTTTCAAAACAAATATGAATTTAATCCTGCACACAGGCATCCTGGTTTAATGAGTTTTGTTATATGGTTAGATATACCTTATACAAGAGATAATGAAATAAAATTATCACCAGGTGAGTCTAAAAGAAATAAATCAGGCTCTTTTACAATGTATTATACAAACTCTATTGGTGATATAGAAACAAAAGATATTTTATTAGATGAGTCATACAATAATAAAATGATACTAATACCGTCAAAAATAAAACATTCGGTGTCACCATTTTATAGCACGGATAAAACTAGAGTTTCGGTAGCTGGTAATTTCTTTTTTAGAACAAAGGAAAACAAATATGCTTAGCACAATAGTTATAGATAATTTTTTTGATAACTTTGAGTTGTTATTACCAGAGTTTAAAAAAATACCATTACATGATTATAATAGTTATCCTGAAAAAGATGAGAATAGTGTATGGCCAGGAAAAAGAAGTTTACATTTAGGTAAAACACATCCATTTATATGGCAGTTAACAAATAAAGAAATACAACAAAAAAGTGGTAATGAAAGACTTATGTATTCTAGGTGGAAAATGAGTGTAAATACTCATTTAAGATTAGCTGAAGATGAAGAACCAGATTATATACATACGGATCCTGATGATTGGACAATGATTGTTTTCTTATCTGAAACAAATTTAAAATCTGGTTTAAGTATCTATGATAAAAACAAACAAGAAACTCAAAATATAAAGTTTGTACAAAATAGAGCTGTATTATTTAATGGTAAACAATTTCATAGGTCTAGTTTAAATTATGGCGATAGTATTGATAATGGAAGACTAACATTAAATTGTTTTATAAATTTTCTATGAGATTATATGATTTAAAATCTTTTTATATTATTACAGATATAAAAGAACATAAAGAAAATAAAGATAAGTTATTATCTTTAATAGATAATATGGAAGCGTCTAGTGTGGATAATGTATCTAAAACTGATTGGAATTTACCAAGAGAAACTAAAAGACATTATAAAGATTTATTTTTAAAAATAATTCATCCTTACTTAAATGAAATGACTGATAAATTAAAATTTAAATTGTGCAAGATTAGTAATGTATGGTATCAAAGTTATGAAAAAAATAGTACACATGATTGGCATGTGCATCCTGAGGTAAATTATACTAATGTTTATTATCTAAATTTACCAGACGAAAATATAAAAACACAATTGTATGATATAAAGGAAAATAAAATTATTGATATAGAATTAAAAGAAGGCCAGTTGCTTACTTTTCCTGCAAATATACTTCATAGGTCACCAATAAATACTTCAAATAGTGTCAAAACTATAATTTCTTTTAATACTAATTTTGATGGTTTTACAGGAGGTAATAATGCCTGACCCATATTTTGAAAGAGAATATAATTTAGATGTTGTTAATTGGACAGAAGCCTTTTTAAATTATGATAAGTCTGTACATTTAAATGAAGAAATAAAATTTAATTATCCAGGTTTTTTTGTTTCACACAATGGGCATGATATAGACAAAGTAAAAAAAGTGTTAAATGATTTAGATTGTAATACTGCTCATTTATATTTTAATATATCAACCAAAGCAGAAACCTTTGGTAAACATAAAGATACTATGGATGTTTATTATTGGCAATGTCAAGGTGTTACGAAATGGATTGTTGAAGATAAAGAAGTTGTATTAAATCCTGGTGATTTAATTTATGTGCCAAGTGGTATGTATCACTCGGTGTTACCATTAAGTCCTAGATTAGGCATATCAATGAGTAAATAAATGATAGATTGGATATTAACAAAAGATAATATTTTTTCAGACCAAGAGTGTGATGAGTTAATTGATTTATATAAACCATTATCTAAATTTGATAAAGAAGATATTAAATATTATAGTTTTTTAGATATAGACCCTAATAAATTTAAATATGATTATAAGATTAATTATCTATTAGATGAGTATGTTAAACAATATCCAGAGGCTGGTAAAACTACTTCAATTTGGACCTTAACATCAATGAGATTTAAACATTTTAGACCTGGTGAAAGTTTTTATAATTGGCATTCAGAAAATAGTATGACATATCCTCATAGAGTATTAGCTTTGCAAATTTATTTAAGTAATCATAATTGTGGAACTGAATTTTCTGGTTATAATAAAACAATAATGAGTGTGAAAGGTAGAGCTACTTTATTTCCTGCTTACTTTACACATACACATAAGGGTCATATTTGTCCTGAAAAAAAGGATAGATATATAATAACAGGATATGTAAATTTTGTAAGAAAAGGCGAGGCAGAATAATGCTAGATATAAAAGAATTAACAATGGAACACCATAAAAATGCTGAAAGGCAAGAGTTTGTAAAAATACTCATGTCTGGTAATATTGATAAAGAATTGTATGCTATATATTTGTATAATCAATTTCAATGTTATGCAGTTTTAGAAAAGTATGGTTTACACAATTCTCTTTTTAGAGATACGCCAAACTTATTAAGAGCTGAACATATACACTATGATTATAGAGTCATTNTGGNNAGANNTTGGANNATCCNCCNGAANTAACTCAAAGNACAAAAGATTANNTNGNNCATATNGANNCTATACAAGATGANGCTATGAANTTNTANGCTCATNTNTATGTTAGACATATGGGTGATTTATCAGGTGGTCAAATGATTAGAAAAAAAACACCTGGTCCTAATAGATACTATATATTTAAACATAATGAAGTTAGAGATTACAGACAGACCGTAAAAGAAACAATTAACACATATTTAAATGTGTATGAACATTCAGTTGTACCAGAAGCAATTTATTGTTTTGAAAGTGCAACTAAATTATTTAAAGAAATGAAGGAGCTCCATGATTTGGG